TGTACCGTCAGGGTTTCTATTAGTATAATTACTATCGTTGTAGTAATATCTAAAATATGTTTCCCAAAGTAAAGTAGTTAATCCTGCATTATCATCGTGATAATCAATTGTAATTGGTTGATATTCGACACCGGTTTGTATTATTTTTTTTCTATTGTACTGATTAAGCACTTCTGTATTTACACGATACTGCGGTAAGTCAACGCTTTTAGCAAGGATGTTTACTTCACGTTTAAGAGTATTTGATTGTAACGGATTATATGTTATGTTAGGATTTATGTTTAGTACAACATGATACAGAAATTTAACTTTAGGAGCCAGACGCATGTTGTTAGCAACATACAGTCTAGACGCATGTTGGAAATCTCCTAAATTTCCTTTAGGACTACCATTCCTACTAAAATTATCAAATAAACCGTTGAATATACTCATAATAATATTTATCTAATTCATTAAATGCGTAGATAATAAAAAAAGGGAGGCTGATGCTCCCTTTTAATGTTTTTAGCAATCTCTTACTAATTATCAGCCAGCGCCAGTTACGAAAGTACCTGTTGTACGTCCAACGTTTGCACCTACACCAGATTCGCCTGGTATTTGTACTGCGTTGTCGTATTGGATATTTAATGTTACTGTTACTGGTTCATTATTTGAATACGCAAGAGTGTTGTAGTTTGCTTCTTGTAGATAGCAACCATATACTTCCCAAGTTTCTAGTACATTTGGAGTATACGCACCGTTACCGCCATCTAGAATTTCAATACGTGTTAAGAACTTATAGTCAACACCTGATGCAGCACTCGCTTGTTCCATAAAGTCAAATTGCTTTTGTAGTTGTTCACCGACTAGTTTTTGTACGTTTCCATTTACATCTTCACGTAAGTTCAATGTAATTGGGTTCCATGTGTGTTTACCTGCTAAGTTAACTTTACTGTTGTAAACATGTACTTCCATATTTTCAAAACTAATTTGCGGTCTAGTTACATCTATAACTTGCTTAGTTAATTCTGTTGTTGGAGTACTTACACCAAACCCTTCGAGACTTACACGAAAGCGATATTGTAATTTCGGCATTAGCAAACCTTGTGCCGATGCACTATCGTTGGTTGCTAATGGAACTGTAATTTTTGTTAATGATGAGATTGCCATTTAATATATTCTCCTATTCACAAGTATTTATCAATTGTAGGGGGTTTTTATTTAACCCCCTACTTTATGATATTATAAACCTGCGATTTCTCCTGTATTCTTAAGGCGTAGCGGAATGTAAATAAATTCTACTGCCTTAACTGGTTCGATTGCAATATCTACATATAGTTCGTTTCTATCAATACGTGCTGGAGTATTGTTAGTTTCGTCACAAACTACTAAGTAGTCATAAATTGCTCTCAAGCCTACAAGTTCAACCATTAAACTTTCGCACTGTTGTTTGATTTCATCACGTGTGATTTTATCATTTGGTTCGAAAATATATGGTTTTGCAAGTTGTTTCAACTGACTGCGTAGGTAAATTACTAGACGTGCAACGTTGATTCTGTCTAGTGCGCTTGCATTTCTTGCACGAGTTTTTTGACCAAATACAACTAGACCTGCACCGTTTAGGAATGTAATTGGGTTTACATTGTTTTGGTATAGTGTATCTCTTTGGCCCTCGTTAAGAGCAACTGCTACAAATTCGCCTTCGCTGTTGATATAACCGCTTGAAGTTGCGTTAGTTACGCCACCACGTCTTGTACCTGCTGGTGCAAACCATGGATAAGCAACTTGGTCGTTTAGAGCAATTGTACGTAGTGCCATGTGCGATGGTGGAACAACAATGTTATTGCCAAAGTTATCGCTCGAATATCCTGCTGGATAGTACACGCCTAAATACTCGTCTCTGCTTACTAGACCATTTGCGTTATCTTCAACTGCTTGGTTAACGTTAGTTGCCCAATCGCTAATTGCAGTAGTTGTCGGCTGTAGTGTCATTGGACTATCGCCTACGATAAATGCTGTTAAGCCTCTGTCATAGTTTAAACTAATCATTTCACCGATTAGTTCTGGATAACCCGGGCAAGCCATTAAGTTAAAGATGCGTGATTCGTCATCACGTACATCATCGTTGTTGTTAACTGCTGCCTGTAGTGCTTGTACAACAACTTTACGTTGTGCATTTGCACCAAATGAACCTGAACCATCAACATTGTTTGCCGATTCAGTTACCCAACGATGTGGATAGTAAAGTGCAGTTGATTCATCTCCAAAACGAGTGTTTTCTCCGTCAAGGTCGATGTAATCACGCTCAAAACGCTTTACGTTAAATCCGCTTCTACGTAGGTTCCACAATAGCATACCTTTTGGATATAGTGCAGGATCTGGAGCATCTGGATCTAAGTAGTTTGATTCTAATAGATCTGCAATGTCTGCTGCTTCGTGTTGCGCACTTGATCCGCCATCTGTACTCCAACGTGCATCAGCAAATAGCACACCGTTTTCAGTTGTTTGATCTGTCTTATCAAGTAGTACCCACTTTCCTGCTGAACTACGACGATAAATTGCTGGATAGTTTGCAAGGTCTGCTGTACTAATCCATAGATCACCTTCTACTAGTGCTGTGCCGTCTGATTGTTCAGTTGGTTCTGCACTTGCAACAATTGGTCCGTTTGGATCGCTATCAGGATAGCCGGTTGAACTATCTCTGTAACCTACCCATGTTGTACCATTGTGAAGCATGATATCAACTTCGTCAACTACACTGCTGTACCATAGAGCACCGTCTGCAGGTGTTGTTGTTGGTGCAGTTTCGTCTGCTGTGTATGATAGGATCTTCCAATGTGTTACTAAGAACTGCTTTGGTGATGTGTCAACAGTTGTACCTGGTACATAGTAGAAGTTAGTAGTTGATGTCGGATCAGTTGCATCGTACACTTTGAAAATATTATCAAGTGTTCCGTTTGTATCAACTAATCTAATATCGCCACCTAGTTTATGTGTAATAACCAGTCTGTTTTGTGAATTAACAGTTGCACTTACGTTCACAAGTCCTGCATTATTAATTGCAGTTGCAATTACATCTGCGTCTGTTGCGGCACCAGTTGCAGTATAGTTAATAGTTGTTGCTGAACTTAGTGCTGATTGACCAATAATACTTTCTTGAATAGTAAATGAGTATGAACCTGCTGCAATACTCGAAGAAGTTACTTTAGAACTTGTAATGCTTACTGCACCAGAACCGTTTTTACGATAAATTTTAAAGTTTGCTTGTTGTACAGTAGCAGCATCTTCAGATGCGTTGTATTGTACATAAAGTGAACCTTCTGCAATATTTGCACCACCGCCTGTGCTGTCAAGTGCATAAATTGCTGCATGGTTAGTTGCATACAATGGTGCGCTTACTGTGCTCCATGCACCAGTGTCTGAACTGTAAGTTTTAACACTCCAATTTGCACCTAGGTTAGGTGTTGTTGTTTTAATCCATACAGAACCTGTTGGGCGTGGATTTGTGTCTGTTTCTTTGTATTCTGGTACACTTGTATGAGGAGCAATAGTACACTTAGGATTATAATAATCGCCTTGAGTAATATCTAGTGCTGCCAATGTTGCATCGTCACCGTAGATTTCAATAATACTTCCTGCTGAACCATTGTAGAACAGTTGTAGGAAACCATTGCTGTTGTAAGCACTAATACCAGCAGCACCAAGTGCTCCATCATCGTTGATATCTGCTGCTAAACTAGTAACAGTAGTACCTGATGTAACAATATCATATTGTGTGCCTGAACTATCGCTTGTTAAACTAAATGAAATAGTTTTATTAGCAGTTAATGTTGGGTTTGCTGCGCCAGCAGTAACAAATGGATGGCTTGCTTTCCATTCAATACTACCTACTACTACCCAATCGCCTGCATAGTTTTTATACCAGAAACGATTATTTGTAGTTACAGCAACAACAGCATAATCGCCAATAACACCTAAACTTGCTTTTGGTGTATAATCTCCACCTGCATAGTTAACAACATCGGCTGTGTTAGTAATTAGAAGAGGAACTTTGTTTGCAAATGCTTGACCACCGGTAGTTGATGCTGCTGCACCGTTCCATTCAAAAATACCGTAGAATGTATTGTCTACATCAAACCAGTAAGAACCATTTGTTGGGTCACCAGCAGTTGGTGTAGCACTTGCAGTCACTGAGTCTAGGTCAATATCTGCTCTTACAACATATGCTCTGTTTGCTACTCCTAGGAAACTGTATGCTGCTTGTAAACCATATTCGTTTTGCTCGCCGCCATTAATCGGATTATTGTTGGTATCTGTATAAAACAGTGGGTCGCCAAAAGTTTCTGCTAGTTCGCGTTGTGAACTTACTAGGTAAACTTTGCCTGCGTTTGCCGCTGTTGTACCAGGTGCAATACCAGTGCCGCCTGGATTTGTTTTATTCTCTTTTGTCGCTACAAAAATTAGAGGTGTTGTTCCTGGTTCGGCTGGAGTATAAAAACTCTCGTCAATAACCGAAACCTGCACACCTGGTGATACTAAAGCCATCGTTATTTTCTCCTTCTGGATAGTTGTTGCTACTATTATTTAGCACATCCGGGGGAAAAAAGGCGGTTTTTACGCTATAAACTGAGTATTTAATGAATAAACGACATAAGTTGATGTACGTTAAATTCTAATTCTTCTAACGATCCGTTATTGTCAATGGTAAAATTAGCCATCCATTGTTCAAGGCTCATACTATCTTTTGATTCAGGAGGAAGATGGTTGCTACGGTCAACCCAAATAGCATAATCAAATACACCGGTATTTTGCATAGCAAAGAATTCACGCTTATTGCGTAGACCGCAATAAATGTCGTGTGCTCGGAAAATTTCTCTTCCTAGACGTGCCG